AAAGGGAAAATTGAATTCAGCTTTTGCCGCCTTTGCGCACACTTCCCGCACGGACGTATACCGACTGCCTTCGTCAGCTTAGCAACCACGTCGCCCACTCCCCGCAACTCTCCAGCCTCGTAGCGGGCACCGCATGCACAGTGCATCGGGAAGTCCTCCGGAGCCAGATCGGCCGTCAATCCGCACTGCTCACAACTCCACATTGTCAGGCACTCCGCACTCTGACCGTCGTTCCTGTGGCACTACAACCGCCTGTCGTGCTCTCTAGTGTCAGCGTCTCATCGAAAGTCAAGCAGTTCGGTTTATCGTCTCCTAGAATCGTCTTCCACACGTGCTCCTCTAACGTCGTCCCGAACCAGCCGCAACTCTGGGTAACTGTCAAGAAATAGCCGTCTGAGTCGTCGTGGCACAGTCTCAGGAAAAGCCCCGCCTCAGTGGACCGGCACCCACAACTACCGACGGACGACCACTCACAACAGCCATCCTCGACGCCTGTCTGGTCGTTGAGATTTCTCAGAGCATAGGTGCCGCCCACCTTGTCACACGCCTCGCAACTTCCGGTGAGATCCGGTTTCGTGACCAGCATCACCGCCGGCGCCTTGCCTTCGTCGCATGACTTGCAAACACCGCCAACGCCCGCAACACGATCACAGCTGCCGCAAGGCTGGCCGGATTTGCCGGATTGGAAGTCATCGAACCAGACCGGATCACTACGGCCCGTATCCGGCGTCCCGTTGAGGTGGTAGCGAACGCCCAAGCCGGCGAACAGAGCAGACCCCGCACTGGCAGCGCCGGCCAAGACACGCTCACCCGCCGCGTACGCGTAAAACTTATTGTTCTTGAGGCACACCTCCAGTTTGGTCATCCCGTCGACGAGGATGTTGAAACCGGGAGCCACTTGTCCCATCCCGCCACCGACGGCGATACCAGTGGTATCGATATATCTCCAGCCGTTGTAGTAGGTCGCTCCGTTATCGTTACTAATGGCCAGCTTCGATTTTCCTGGGGCGTCCCAGAACTCAACCACACCACACATCGACGACTCACCGCACTCGTAGCCCAGATACAGCAGAGCCTTCGTCCCCTGTTGGCCACTACACAAAACAGACGCGTATTGTTCTTTGCTGCGCGCATCGATCGGGACGAGGTGTTGCGTATTGGCGTCCCCGGTGCCTATCAGGAACCCACTCAAGATTTCCCAGGAGTTGGCGCAGACTTCCCACAGACAGCCGATATCGTCAGCAGCGGCCTCAAGAAACGCTCGTTCAAAGTCGTCGCCGCTGGACTCACACGGGCAGTCACACTCCGGGCACTCGTTATCGGGTGAGCTACTGTCTGACCAGGCAAACGAGTCGAAGTAAACCGCATCGGTTCCGGAGCCAGTGCCGAGCCCCGCCCCCACGCTGGGCGTCTGCTCCAGTTCGGCGTACAGGCAGGCACCGTTGAGCGTGGCATAGATAGCCGCCTCACTGAGGTCGTCCTTGGGTTTGATGCACAATGTAAGGTTGTGCCACTTGTCCGGGTCCAGGTCGTCAAGCCTCCGGCGTTCCCCGATCCGGGAATCCCCCGTGGCGGTCTTGTTACGCAGCTCCAGCCAGCCACAACTACCGGTCGAGTCAAACTCAACTTGTGCGTATAGATACTGGATACCCGAAGACATCCCGCCCAGCAGCTTGACCGTCTTCCGGTCTGGCGACTTGAAACGGGTGGCCAGCTGTTGATACAGCAGGCCGGTCGTCACCGCCTTCAGCACTGCGTTGGCTGAACTGGTGGATAGTTGCCCGCCACTAATCGACCACGTGCCGGACATCTGCGAGTAGTTGCTCATCGTGTCCGTGTCGAAGTTATCCTGAACACGTCCACAGCCACAGCACTCGCAGCCGGGTTGATCTTGTTTCCACGGCATGGATCACTCACACGGGACCACGAGCAGCCACCAGGTCCCCCAGGCGTCGCGGCCGAATATGGCGTAAGTATCATCGGCAACTTGCCCGCCGATGTTATGGACCGTGACGCTGGACGGTGTCACCTGCTGCAGCTCTCCGGTATCTCCGCTAACGTTATAAACCTTGGCCGTGCCGCTGCCGGGTGTGCTACTGCTCAGCGCGCTAATAATCGACGTGGTCTTACCGCAATACAGCTGCGGAGCCGCTGCCACTCGCTGCCGCTGGGCCGTTAGCTGTTCGTGCAGGTTACGCACCTGGTACGCCAGCCGCTGGTGGTCCCGCTGCAGCTGCTTGACGCTGCGTTCATCGAATTGAAAACCCGTCATCGCTAACCCTGGATATCCAACAACATCTTCACGCGGCCGGCCTTGAAGTAGACCGTTGCCGTTGCGGAGTCGGTAACCGCAGCCACCATGCGGCAATCAAGCGTAGCCCCTGGCGTTAACGTGGTGCCTGTGACCACAAAGGACTTCGTCGACATCGTGAGCGAATTACAGTCAGTTGCGGAGGTCGTCACGAGATCTGAGCCGCTGACGGCCCCCTCGTCATCTGACAGGTAGGCCGAAACATCAACCGTCATCGTGCCATCGCTAACCGCGGTGCCCGCGCCGCAGTGGATCGAGACGCGGCAAGACTGGCCGGCCACGTATTCGGGCGGGAGCTGGAATTGCCAGCGGGCGTATTGGGTAACCGTGGTGCCGCCAGCGTTTGAGCTGAGCAGGTAAGGGGACGCCGTGCCGTAGGTCGTGGATCCGGCCAATCCCAGATCGTCAGCCGTGGCCGTCGCCGGTAGCAGGCTGGACAGCGCGTCATGAACCCGCATCTCTGTGAAGCTAACCCCGTACTCGGCCAAATCCTCCTGGACAATCGAAGATCGCGAAATTCCCGGCACAATGTTGCCGGCAATCGTGATATCACCGGGCACGAAGATCGAACCTTGGAACTCAGTTCTAGCCATGGCTATTATTCCTTGATGGGCAGTATGTTTGAAAACGCTTGGAAGCTGAGTTCCGGGTAGATTGACCACGTCGAGTAGACCGGGTCGGCACCCATGTTCAACGGCTGGCCGTTTCCGTCAAGAAGTACCGGCTCCGGGGCCGGCAGTCCGTTGGGGTCAAGAAGTGCCCGGAGCGGTGCCACGCCGTTCGCCGTGTCGTTAGGCGTGAAGAACCCACCGCGGCCGTCCGGGTCACCGTCGCCCGCTTTCGCGCTAAAGCCACGGTCAAGAACATCCACACGAAACCCAAATTCTTTGTCGTATAGCATTTCTGTTGATAGCTTCCAGAGCGTGAATCCATTCTTGCGGACCAGCGCGGCATTGAGGCTGCTTATCTGGCACTGGTACGCATCGAACGAGACGTTGAGCGCCCCATTATCCGGCGTCGGTCGCCCATTCTTATCGACCGTGTTGGGGTCCAGGATCAGCAACCGAAACGGCCTCTTGTTGACTGCCGTGACCGCAAACCTCGCTGCCCAAGGGTACTCGAACCAGTACCTTCCGAACCTGAACAGGGTCTGAAAAGCGGACCTTTCCAATGGGGGATCAAGGACAGCAAATGCGCTATTCACAACCGCGTATTCTTGCCCCTCCTGGATAAGCCCATTCGTAAAGCCACCGCGATAGATCGCCTTCACGACAGGCCGCGCCCTCTCAACAAAACTGATGTCACAGGTGGGACGCCAGTCTAGCGGATTGTTGCTCGCTTCTCCGTTTTCCTTCTCGCCTGTTTCTTCGTCTTCTTCCTCGGGCGTCTTGTAGTGAAATTCGACTTGCCAGTGCTTCTGAGAATTTTCCTGCCGCTTGGGCGTGATCGAATCGCACAACGCCACCGGGTCCACGTCGTTGGCAAATTCGTATTGCGTGTCGAGATACGGCAGCACGACATCCTCAAAACGAACATTGTCGCGGAAGTAATCGACTATCGTTTTAGTCTGGTCCAGGTGCGTATCCGTCTCCACGTTATAGGTCGCGGTGTACTCGCGACCGTTCTTGCTGGTGCTGCCGGTCGATCCGGCCCACGCTAACGCGACTCTGGTGATCGTCATGGCGCAAGTGATACCTGTTTGCATGGCCTGGCGTTGGCTGGACTCGTGTTCACGCTTATCTGCTCAAGCAGCCGGCGCCGCTTCTCCGCTTCCCGTATGAGTCGCTTGCGTTGGTCAACCGCAGTCCTCGCCGCTTCGCGACCACGTTGCACGGCAGAGAATCCGGCCGTCGTGCCACGCACTGCGGCGCCCACGCTTGGCCGCATCTGCGCTGGGTCTTCCTTCTCGATAGAGTCGAGCAGTTCCTTGTGAGCTGCTGCGGACGCCCTGGCGAACGTCTGCGCGTCGATCGCGTTGAGTTTGTAAAGCCGCGACAGGTCAGCGAGTTTCTTCTTGGCCCGCTCCGCTGGCGTGGCCACCGCGTCCCGGATCGCGTCGCCCTGCTTCTTGATATCTTCAAGTTGCTTCTTGGCTTTCTTTGCTTTAGCCTCGACGGTGTCGAAGTCGAGCAACTTGCCGACTCCCTTTGACGCTTTGCCCGAGCCGCCTTGGAGCATCGGCTGGTTGAGGAACGCAAAGAACCGCTTAGCCGCCATCGTTGCGCCCTTGAGCGTCTCAACAACATCCACCAAGAGCGGCAGCAACATTAATCCGACTTCTTGCCACAATCCCTCAATCGCCAGCTTGAGCTCGTTGGTTGCATCGTTGAACGCTTCGAACTTGGCCGCGTTCTCTCCGGTTATTCCGTTGAGCGCGTTGCCCTTGTCCATCATGTTTTGGATGGCACCAGAGCCGGCTGCCATCGTGTTGACCAAGGCCACGCCTTCCGAGTCAAATAGCTTAAAAGCGAGCCGTAATTTTTCTGCTGGATGTGTGACGCCTTTCATTGCGTCAGTGATCTTGAGGAACGCCTGGTCTGGCGACATCTGGGCGAGCTCTTTAGCGTCAAGGCCGAGCTGCTCGATTGCTCCTTTGGCCTCACCCGATCCGTGAGCCGCTTCCGCCAGCCGCCGCGTCATCCGCTGGAGCGCCATGTCCATAGTGTTGGCGTTAACACCGGTTTGCTTCGCTGCGAAGCGTAGACCGTTGAGCGCCTCGGTAGTCATGCCCAGCTTCCGGGAAGCCTTGGCCAGCGAGTCGACTCGGGCGGCTGCCTCCTTGATCCCGTTGCTGACTGTGCGGATTCCTTTCATCGCTGCCATATAGGCACCGAGGAGCGGGATCGCTTTGCCCAGCCCCTTTGCCATGCCGGCACCGAACATACCGCCGAGCAGTCCACCAGAGCCGCCAGCCCCGCCTTTGCTCAGGTTGCCGCGCAACTTCTTCGCGGACTTGTCGATCTTGTCGAAGCCTTTGGTGACCGCCGTCGTGTTGGCGGAGACCTGGATCGATAATTTAGAGACAGCTTTAGCCATTGTTCTGAGCGTTGTACGCTTTGATCCGTGCTAGTGCGTCCTTCTTGTTCCAGCCGTCGCTCTGGCTCTCCCAATAGGGCCAGTCGCCTTGTGGTAGCTTCGCGCTCGTGTCGCTATACGGAGCCAGCCCTATCATCGTGTGGGCAACTCCGCGAGCGTCTGCCCGCTCCTCGCCCCAGGGTTGGTCATCGAACCTGGCCAGCCAATCGGTGAACTGGTCCCAGGTCAGCGGACCGAGTGGCTCCAGCAGGTAGTCCGGGTGAGCTATCCGCAAGTGCTCGCACAGTGCGAACGCAAACCGCCACCAGGTGCTCCGCTTTAGTCGTTTTTTTTTGTCTCCTCTTGTGCGTTGCCAAGGTCGTGCAGGCCCATCGCTTCGTTCCCAACTCTGACGATAGTGGGCAACGCTTCCCGCCTGAGAAAATCCCGGCCTTCTTCCGAGTCGAACTGCCGCTCACCTTCACCCGTCACCACGCATCGGGAGATCAGGGTGAGCAGCGCCTCCAATCCTGCCTCCTTGTCGTCGTCGTCGCCGAGCGCCTCGAAGGTCGTGGCAAACTCAAGTTGATGCCGTGCCGGCAGCCGTTCCAAAGTGACCTCACCGCCCCACTCCGGAACATCCACGACAACCGACGACGGCCGTTGTTCTTTCAACTCACTCAAACTCAGCATGTTCTCCCCTTCTCTTTCTTAGGACTTGGTGACGTCTCCCTGGCGGTTGAGCACAACCGTCCGACTGATAATGCTTGAGTTGTCCATCTCCGCCTCACTGATGCTGATCACCTTGGCGTTGAACGTCTTCGTTTGCGTCGCGGTGGTCGTGCCGTCTCCGTCCGGCTTGGGAGGGTAGACGATGGCCCAGGCGGACGTGGTCCGATTTTCCTGCAAGACGTCGATAGCTTCCTGGTCTGAGTCGCCAGGCTCGTATAGCTGGACAAATTCGATGTCGTCTTCTTCGTATATTCCAGGAATAGAGGTCTTGATCGTTGAACTGAGATCATCGGCCTCGATTCTTGTGTACGTTTGCGATACCGGCGTGATGCTGCGGACCTCGCCGACGGCCGTGCTGCCGTACTTGATAATGGCCCCATAGGCTCCCATCTTTTGCGCCATAGCTATCTCCGTTTTTTTTCTAGGGCTGGTGCCCGATCACTTCAAAACTTAAGGCCGCAACATGCCGGCCACCGTCGCCATCCCCGCGCGGAATGTAGTCGTCACTTTGGTCGCTAATGAACACAGCTTGAGCCGTGCCGCCCCCGAAGTCGCCAGGCCCGCTGCCGTGCAACGCTCGCAAGTCGTCCGCCAGGTCAAGGGCGGAGTCAATGTCAGTGCTGACCGCTTCGACGTTCAGATATTCCCGGAACGGTCGCTCACCGGCTGCCATGTTCAGCGTGTCTTCTCGTTCGATGTTTGCTCGCTCGTACCAGATGTAGTCACTGATCGTGGCTCCTTCTTCCTGGAGCACCTCGTTTTGATAGACGCGCGTTCCAACGCGAGCCGCAACCGCTGAGCTCGCGAGCAAAAAAGTCCGGAAGTCTTCGCCAAGTGCTGCCATGCTTACTTACCCTTAACCGAAGACCTCGCCACCTTGAGCACCGCAGCCGTCACCTCGGTTCGGAACTTCTTCGCAAACTCATTGAGCGCCACGTTCCGAGTGAGCACAGAGGCCGCGATCATGAACCGCTTCCCCTTCGTGCCAGGGTGCTCAACTTCCTGTGCGTAGATCAGCCGGCCGTATCTCTTGAAGGTCAAGGAGCCGAGATCGTTTCCGGTAAACGCCGAGAGTTCCTTCTGGCTGTGTTTGATCTTGTGCTCTCCCGTTGGCTGGTCCACCAGGTGGAGCGGTGGTGCTACGCCCTTGCCAGACAAGCCGCCGCGACCTGCTGCCGTCTTCGCTTTCTCAGCCGCCTTCTCGAATGCTTTGGTTGCGCCCTTGGTCCGCTGTCCTACCATGCCGACAATGATGCCGCCCTTGCGATACGGTTTGACCTTGTGCGTGATCGAGCGGCGGAGCAACCCTGTGTTACGTGGTGTCAGTTTGCGCACCATTTTCACAATCGGCCGAACGCTGGCGTTCACCGCTTTACGTGTGACGGTTCTCTTGATCTTGTTGTCGAGCCCCAGGAACGCCTTGCGGCTCTGCTCAACGCCATCCAGACGGAACGTCACGCGGTCGGTGCCGGACTTAACGCCACCCAGTCCGACTGGATCGAAGCCGCCGCGTTGTCTTGGATCGCGTCCCATTGTCAGACGTCCTGCTTGCAGAGGATGAAGCAGATCCGGTTGAGCTCTTCGACGTTGTTGATGAACACAATGTTCAGAGCCTTGTCTCCGAACTTGAACCGCTGCGTGATGTCCAGCCCGGACCGGTGCCGGATTGTGACGCGGTGCGTGCAAATGCCCGCCAGCTGGTGCGCTTCAATGATCTCGTTTCCGCTCAGTGTTTCGATCCGTGCCCGTAGTGTTGCCACATCTGACCAAGTGCCGGTCCGCTCTCCGCGTGTACCGGTGCCGCTCGGCGGGTCTTGCAAGGTGACCACCTGCCGGAGCTGGCCGCTTTCGAATTTGTCGAGAACCTTATGCATATCCCACCGCCCCCTGCGAACCCATCTCGGCGTCGATCTGGACCAGGAACTCAGTCCGCATGCCGGCGCCTCGGTGGTTGTAGGCGTTGTCGACGTAGTCCTTGACCGCCTGCCGAATCGAATAGGGCACAGCCGCCTGGCTGGAGTATCCGCAAGTGTGCGTGATGGTCACGTCACCGATCACTTCACGCGTTGTGGGCCAGGTCACATTCTTGGCTTGCACGATCCGCGCATAGATACCTTGAGCGACTACCCGGTACTGACTAGCCGCAAGGGTTTGGCTGTCGCCGTTCTGGTCCAGGTACGTGATGGAGGACACAGCAACAAACGGTGGCCGAGCGATCTGGATGGCGTTGCCGATCCAATACCGCGCGTCAAAGAACCCATCCTGAACTTGCTGCCAGGTCTGTGTCATGATCGCACAGCGGAACCGATTCTCCAGGAACTGCGTTGCCTCCAGGATCAGGCTCTGGAGCAGCGAGTCGTCTTCGTTTCCGGTGATGTACGAATAAGCCTTGCAGTCGTCAAGTTTGACCGGTAGCGCTGTCGCTTGCGTTGTGAGAACGTGCACGGCGTTTCCGTTTCTGCTTGGGTTTCGTTTCCGGACTGTCCGGCGGGTTGGCGGGCTCGGCGAAATTCCGCATGACCAGAATCTCGCCGACGCCCTGCCCTATCTCGTAGATCCCACCGGCTCGCATCCCGAACCAGTCACTTTTCAACTTTACGTGCATTGCTTAGCTCGCTGCCAGCTTAAGACCGATGTAGGATCCGGCTTCACTTCCGCTGCCTACGTCATGGTTCTTCAAGTCGTATCGAGCTTGCACGCGAATGGCCAAACAGTCTTGATTGAATGCGTAGTCTTGGCTGCTCGCGATCTCGATTCCTTGCCTATCGGCAATAACCGAACCCATGAAGAAATTGCCAAAGAACAGTGCAAACTCTGACACGGCTTCAGTGAAATTATCGGTAAAGTAGATCGGGTAACCGAAGAGCTGAGCACCTGTGCCGTCAGTCGTTTCTGCGACTGTTGTTCCACCTTGGGCAAACAGGAGCCGCTGAACTCCTTTGGCGAACATCGCCCGCGACATGATCCAGGAGGCGCCGCTGTGGTACTTGTCCGGCAGTGTACCGGCAACCGTGTTGAGCTCGGCCAGCGTGACCGCCGCGTACGTTGTCCCGGCAGCGTCGACGGTGCCGCCAGCGCTCGGTCCGTTTTTTAAGCCGGAAACGCCGCCAAAACCTGCCGCGCCGGTTCCGGAGATAAATTCTGTGTCCTCCCTTAATCCCAACTCGTAGCCGGCTCGGCTGGCTACCCTGTCCGCCATGTTGACCACGGAGTCAGCCAGCAGCTGATTCGAGATGAGTGTGAGCACTGCACGACGTTTGATCGTACAGGCCACGTTTCCCCAGGTGGTGTCGGATTCTGTGATCGCGTCCGCCTGGTCCGGATACTGAACAGTTTGCCCCGCCGTCAGTTTGGGAATGGAAAGCGAGTCACTAGACGCTGGGTAGACGTCACACACTTGCCGCGCCACGCCGATCGCGTTGCGTGCTTCGATCACTCCCTCGGAGACGGGATCCGGAACGGTGTATCCGCCACCGCTGGCAACGTCGCCGGTTTGGGCTCCCCTGAATCCAATGCCCCGATCCTGGCACCACTGCTGAGCCCTGGCGTCCTTGGCGAACACGGCACGCAACCACATGCCGGCCTTGTACGCGGTCTCCTCGCTTTTGTACGCCCGCAACGGTCCGATGTTCTGGTATCCGAGTGACCGAATGTTGAACTCCTCTTTCGGTGCCTCGGCTGGTTCCGGCTTCTGCTTCCGTGCCAGTTCGAGAGACAACGCTTCCAGCTTCTCCGCTCGTCGCAGATCGGCATACAGTCCGCTCGGTGCGTCGCTGTCTTCGCCAATGTTTGCCATCAACGCGTCAAACTGCGTCTTATCTTCGGGGGTGAGCTCGCGGGCTTCTTGCTCGGCGAGATCGACAATCGCCTGGGCCTGGTTGTGTTTGTCGCTGATTTGCTCACGGATGGCGAGTGGGTTCATCGCTGGCATGTTGCTCTCCGGCGTAAGACCAGCGAACAATGCAGGCACGAAAAAAGCGGCGCGGCTCGCCGGCAAGGTTGGAACTTGTCGGTGATCCGCACCGCATCTATGGCGTGTGCCGAATCCATCGGGCCCTATGGCCGCGACGTTGTTTGAGTTGTCTATCTCAATTTAGGAACTATTTAGTTTGCGTCAACATCAACTACCCGCGACGCCAGCCGTAGCCGTGCCTGGCTCTGGCTGCGTAGTGCGGCGGAGCTGCTGGCCAGCGGTTCCTCCGTAGCGGCTTGAGCTTCCACCAGGTGTCGCGGTGTGTTCTTGTACCTGCCGCTGGGAACGTAGCACCAGCTGTAAGAGGCAGCCACAGCCGGCGCGTCCTCAGAGATCGCATCGGCGAAGCCGAAGCGGACCGCCTCCTCAGCGGTGAACCAGGTCTCCGCGTCCATCCACGCTTTCAGCTGCTCGACGCTGGCGGACGTCTTGTTCGCGTAAGCCTGGATAATATTCTCGTCGATGGCTCGCAGTGTGCCGGTCATGCGGTCGATCTCGTCCGCCGATTCCTCGAAGACGTTCGCGTCACCCGCCACAGCGACGGAGGTCCAGGCGTTGTGGATCATCAGCATCGCGTTGGGTGCCATGGTCATCCTATCGCCTGCCATCGCGATCACGCTGGCTATGCTGGCGGCAACTCCGTCAACCGTTGTGGTGGTGAGTGCCGGCAGCCGTCGTATCTGGTTGTAGATCGTGGTTCCGGTGAAGACGTCGCCACCGTACGAATTGATCCTAAAAGTGATCTCGGGAGCATCGATTGCAGCGACCTCGGAATAAAAGTCAGAGGCATCCACGCCGAACTCATCGGCGCCGATCTCTCCGTAAATCAGAACCTCAGCAGATGTGCCAGCTCGGTAGTTAAGGATTTTCCACATGGTCAGTCGCCTCCTTGTCTGTGAACGCGTTCAATGTCATGGCCGCGAGCTCTTGCGGCCAGTCACCCAAGTCTTCCAGGTAGAGTTCCTCCAGCGCGATCGGGAACGCGCTGCGAGGGGTGCTGCTGTGCAACTCCGCCGCACGCTTCTCACTTTTGGAGATTGCCTCACTCGCGACGTGCTCCGCACTGAACTGCAAGCCGACGGCCTGCCAGACTCCGGCTATGGGTTCCAGGCTCTGCCGAACGCGTTCTTGCCAATCATCGAACCACGACTCCGACCAGGTCGCGAAGTTGACCTTGCGTCGTTTGGCTGCCGCGATCACCTGTTTCATCTCCACACTCTGCAGGTGCTGCAGCCGGTGCTCAAGCAGACGCTTGAACGGCTCGCGGTCAACGGCTGCCACTGGTGCCTCCGCTGCGGCGGGTGCGGCGGGTGCTGGCATGTCTGCTGGTGGTGCTGCCAGCGTAACCGGTCGACGCGTTGGCTCTTCTCGCCAGGTGCCAGCCACGGCAGCCGAAACGCCTGGCAGGTTGGCCAGCTCTCTGAAGTATTGCTCGTCGCCTTCCTGGGGCGTAATGGCTCCGGCTCGGACTCCCGTGCCGTATACGTTGAACGTGTCGATGAGGTTCTGTGGTGACGGTCCGTCTGCCACTTGCTCGGACTCTTCGCCCGCACTCTCCACCGCCACACCGTTAGCCAGACTGGGGTTGCGGAAGTCATCCCCGCGACCGTCCGCGCGTCTGTTCAGATTCAACTTCCGCCGCGCTTCGTTTGGTGTCATCAGCTCCGCGCCAACTAGCTGCGTGACCTGCCGGGTCACCGCCTCGAAGTCCGCCTCAATCAAACTGGCCAAGGAGTGCTCCCACCAGGTGGCCTTGCCGCGTCGCTCGTTCGTGTCGAGCAGTTTCAGGTCGCACTCGCTCGTCCACTTCCGCAGCCAGGGCATCAGCGTCTGCTGAAGGAAACGCCGGTTCTCTTCTTGGATCGAGTTGTAGCCGGTGGTTGAGGAATCGCCCAGCATGTGAGGCGGCACGTTGAACCACGACGCCACCTCCTGCCTCTGGAACTGCCGAGACTGCAGCCACTGGGAATCCTCGTTCGAGATTGAAAACGGCACGATATCAAGTCCGCCACTGAGCACGGCGGTGCTCGACTCCGCGTTCAATCCGCGGTGCCGATCCTCGAACCGTTCCCGCAGACTGGTCGCCTGGTCCTCGTTGAGGTGTGCGTCCGTCTTCAGTGCGATGTTCGGGCGGCTGTTGTTTCTGAAATGCCGGTTGCCGTGCTTCTCGGCTGCCAGCCCAAGGCCCCAGCTGTTGCGAGCAAACTCGAACACGGAGTAACCGATCAGCCCGTCATTCGACAAGCCTTTGATGTGGAGCATGTTGCGGGGCATAATCTGCCGCATCTCGTCGCGGCGGTCCGTGTTCGTCCAGTAGAAAAGCATCCCATCTTCATCGACATCCGGGAACGTGTTCGACGGAGCCAGGATGCTCAGGCTAACTGGTCGCCCGCCGTTGTTGCGTTCGATCTCGGCGTAGCCGTTGCCCCAGGTCAACGCGTGTGCTTGTAGCGTCTCCTTGAAGCTGAAGGCGGTGATGTCAGAGTCAACAGCGGGTGACACGTTCAGCAGTGGGTACGCCGGGTGAAGACGCAACTTCTCACGGTCGTCGTCCGCGTCCCTGGCATAGACCTCAAGCGGCAGCCCCGCGACGGCCTGTGAGATCAGGCTGGTGGCTTGCCAGACTGAGCTATAGGTCAGGGCGGTCTGTGCGGTGATGGTCTGGCCGGAGTCCGTGTTCCAGAGCCTGCCGAGGCCGGCGGTCACCCACTGGCTTTCGGGCTGTGCTGCTGCCATCACATTGGGGACAACTTCGGAAACGGCACCGGACGTCACTATGATTTGATTCATTAGAACACCGCTGGTTTGTTTTCTGATTTGCCTACGAGACTCAACGCCATCGACATCAGTATTGCCACGATCCCGTCAATGCGAGCGTTTGCCGTTGCCTTCACCGGGCGGATGAGAGTCTTGTCACTGGTCGGCTTCACGTCCACATTATGTATCTGCCAGTCAAGGCACTTCGACGCCTGGTGCTGCAGTGTGCCGGCAGCAATACAACTCTCAAACTCACGGCTTGGCTCGGAGTAGGTTCGGTAATTCTGGGGCGCGTCAACCGTTTCAATTCCGTGGAGCGGCAGCTGCTGGAAGAACCACTCCGCGTTATGCGAATCGAACGCCACCTCACGAACCCCGAACTCCTCGCAGATCTCAACCATCCGGTTGAGGATATGCTGCTGGTCAACGCGGTCACCCGGAGTGAACTCAATGTGACCTTCTTGCTCCCACTGCAGATAGGGCACGCGGTCGGTCTTCTCGTGCTTGAGCGCCGTCTCTTCTGGAATCCAATTCCAGCAGCGGACCGCGAACCCGTCGTCCGTTTTGGCGGAGATCGCAAAGGAGGTCAGGTCCATCTTGGCCGAGAGATCGGCACCGCCGAGCCACGGACCAGGAACGTCGATCTTGTCGACGCGGCACTTGTCCCAGAGCTCTTGTGACAACCAGCGGGACTGCTGCGCGGTGTGCTGGTTGAGGTACAACCGCTTGAAGTCGTTTTGCATGCGGGTGATTTGTTTGGCCTGCTTGGCCATCCGCCGGATCTCATCAATCGACCTGAAGTCGCCCAGCGCGGGGTTGCACTTTCTCCACGTCGCCTCCTCGTCCCACGGGTCATCGGCGTCTGCTTCGTAGATCACCGGAAGGTATGAGGCGTCTTCGATAATCCCGTCGCGGACCTGCGTTGCGTACAGGTACTGCTCCATCTCAAGCGTCGTCTTGTCGTACACGCCCGCCGTCGTAATGGTCACCAGGAGCGGGGAGTCCACCTTGCCCATACCGGTCAGCATCGACGTGAAGAGCTCACGATCACGGGCCACGTGTATCTCATCGTAGACCACAAGACTCGGCTCACTTCCGTGCATGGCTCCGGCCTCGGAGCTGATGGCCTTGAACGTGCTGCCGGTCGCCTGGTTGATGATGGTGTGGGTGCTGGTCTTGACGTCGACCAGCTTCCGCAAACGCGGGTTGTCTTCCACCATCGCCAGCACTTTGTTGAACAAGAACTTCGCTTGATCTCGGGTGGTGGCGGCACAGAAGAACTGACGCCGAGGTCGCTTGTCACGGAGGAACCTCTCAAGCACCAGCGCGGCAGCGAGCTCGGTCTTGCCGTTGGCACGTGGCAACCAGATCCCGCACTGGGTGTACTGCCGGCGTCCGTCCTCGTCCACGGTGCCCATCAACTTACGGACGATATCCTCTTGCCACGGACGCAACTCGAACCGCGTCCCCGATGTCGGGTGCGTAAGGCAGTTGATAAAGTCGACCGACTGTTGGCCGAGGTCCGCTGAGATCATGCGAGCAACTCGTCTAAAATGTCAAGCGACTTCTGGGCACCAGGCACCACCAGCCGCGAGCGGCTGGAAGGCGTCAGCCCAAACTCTGATTGCATCCTCATAATCTCGGCGCGGTGCATGTGGACCTCAGTCATCAGCGGGTTCCGTCGTGGCTTGCCGTCTATCATGAGGATCTGCCCGAACTGCTGAGCCTTGGCCAGTGCGTCTCGATATCCTGAGTAACTATGGCAGTACAACTCCAGGGCGTGGTGATCGACCGTTGACAATATCCCGAGCGCGTCCAGCGATTCACATAAAGCGTGCCACGCTTTGCGGCCAACTTCATCGAGCCCGTCCGGCATGACCGGTTGCCCCTCGGGTGCCTCCGGCTCGTGCTCGTTGATGCGGCTCTTGTTCGGTTCTCCGCTGAGAATCTTGAGCTTAGTCGGTCTCGGTTTACGTCCTCGCATCGGCCCTCCGCCATACGAAAAAAGGGGACCACCTGGCCCCCCTGTGTCGTGTCCGTCTCTTGATTATAGCGGCGCGGACCGTAGTTAATCGACATAGAAAGTCACGCACCGGTGCCGCGTTGTCTTCAGTTCGTGGCAGCATGTCTCTCCGCCTTGTTACCTGTGAGAGTTTCCCAGCGCTTCACAGCTACGTCACAATAGGCTGGCCCGATCTCCATTGCGAAGCACGTCCGGCCGAGCTGCTCGGCTGCGATGAGTGTGGTTCCGCTTCCAGAGAACGGTTCGAAAATGTCACCTGTCCACGACGCCAGGAAGTACTCCGGCAGTTTCACCGGGAACGCTGCCGGGTGCCCGGTGGTGCCACCCTTCTGGACGCGCGCAACCGATTCCCTTACGCCGTGCGACGACGTCACATAGGGCTCTTGCTTTGCCGCGCCTGCCTTGTTCATGTCGTACGGAGTGACCACCGTTCCGGCTGTCTTGTTGGGGCGGACGAGCTCCGGATCTCGCGGCTGCTTGCACAAGTGGAACACGAACTCATGAGACGTTAACAAGCGGCCTCCTGAGCCGCCTGGGTGTGGGTTCAACTTGTCCCAGACATAGAAGCCAAAACGTAGCCAGCCGTGATCCCGCATCCACTCCAGCCAGCCGTCCCAGTACGGCAGCCACTCCCGATCCTCGGTGACTATCCCCAGGTTCACCAGGAGCTGGCCGTCCTCCGTTAACGGCAACGCGTCGCACACGCCATGCATCAGGCTGTCCCAGTCGGTGACGTCCGATTCCTCCGTATAGCTTCGGCGTTGCAAGTACGGCGGAGACGTGAAGCAGACGGACGCCTGCCGGCCATCCATCAGCCGCGCCACGTCGTCCGCGTTGGCAGAGTCGCCACACAGTAGGCGGTGCTGGCCTAGCGTCC